TCACCTTGTGGCCCTTGTGGCCCTTGTGGCCCTTGTGGCCCTTGTGGCCCGGTTTCACCTTGTGGCCCTTGTGGCCCTTGTGGCCCGGTTTCACCTTGTGGCCCTTGTGGCCCGGTTTCACCTTGTGGCCCTTGTGGCCCAGGTATGCCCTGGTGACCCGGTGACTCAACTTCAACGACCTGCGTTATGATTTCAGCAACGACGACGATTTCACTCATGGTCGTGTCGCCTCGGGCGTCACAATCGCAACGCCTTGCAGCATTCGCTGAACGTCAGTTTCTTCGTAGGCATAAATTTCGACGTCGTAAACGTATTCGCGCGACGCAATCGCGCCCGTCTGCGCGGGCGTCATCTGCACGCGTATCGTGCCCGCCGTGCCGCCGGTCGTCACGCCGTCGCCTTCGTCAAGAGAGACTGTCGGATGTTCGGCGTCATACGCTGTGCGCAATTGCATACGTGAAGCGTAGCCGGTAAAATCAAGCGGCGTGCCCGTCTCTTTGTTCTTAAATAAAAACGTTTGATCGTATGTCGCGCCTTGCTCGATGGTCATTCGATAAACTGCCGCGCGCGTCACGTCCGCACCTCAGGGGCGACAGGTTCAGCCGCTATAAAATCGAGCGTAAAAACCGTCGTGCCTTCATTGACTGCCTGTTCGACCACGCGCCACCACGCGCCCTGCGCGTAAACACGTTGCGCGCTGCGCGTCAGCGCCTGCGCTATGCTTGCCGACGCGCCATTCGTAACCGTCAGACCGCCCACCGCAAGCCGTTCGATTTGCGCAGGCAGTAGCCCGGCGCTGAATGTCGCAATATAAGGCAGGCCATAAACGCCCGTCGGGCCGAACGTGCCGTCACGCTGAAAACTGTCGTTTTCTTCGGCGACGTACTCAACGTAAACCGGGTAGCGCGCGAGACGACGCAAAGCGGCGTTTACTGCGCCGCGTGTGTTCTGAAATTCAAGTTCCATCAGATCGGGCCGCCCGCAACAAACGCCGCGCGCCGTCTGCCCTCAATGCGCCGTCTGAATTTTTCCGGGCCGTCACCGCCAAGCGACGTTGACAAACCGTTTTCAGTGACAGACACAATTTCGGGAAATTTATTATCGGTAAAGAGATAATGGCAGGCAGTGTCGATGACCTGCGCCACGTAGTCGTCAGGTGAATAAAAAGCCCGGCGAACATCACGCCGGGCATCGTCTAAATACCCCTGAAGCTCGTCGTCAGGGATTGCGGCATTCGACAGACGGCGCTTTATCGCCGCGATAAATTCGGCGTCTGTCATGGCCTTAGCTTATGGTGCTACGTCGAACTTCATCAGGAACACGCCGCCGTAATTGCGCCAAGCGAGACCGCCTGTCACCATTTGTGCATAGTACTCCATCGACATCGCGTTGACGTTAGACGCCACAACCTGCGGGATGACCTGCTGCGCAGGCATAATGACCGGCTTTTTCTCGGGCGGTGCGCCTACCACGATCAGCGCGAACATATTGCAGCCGTTGCCGTCTTCGCCAAACTGATTCGCCGCACGGTAGCCCATGAGGGGGCTTTCTTCAATTACGATGTTTCGCAGGATTGAAGAATTTGCGGTCTGAATCAGCTCGCGCAGGTTCTTGTTGAATGTGCCGCCTGAAGGGTAGCTTGCCTGTGCTCCGTAGGTTGTAGGGGGCACGAGCAGAACGAGCTTTTCAGGCTGGAAGTCGACATACTGCTGCTCATACAGGTTGAAAAGACGCAGAACGTCTTTATATACAAGCGCCGGGTCGGCGTTCGAGGCAAAAGGCGCTGCGACAGTTTGCTTATAGTTGTAGTTTGAAATAACCTGCACAAGTTTTGTCGGGTTAGCTGCCCACTGCGCAGCGGTAGCGATAGCCGGCGAGGCTGCGCCCGCGTCGCCAAGGGTTAACTGAACGCCGGTTGAAAGCAGACCGTAGTCGCCGCCGTCGTCGCGGTAGCTTGCATTCGGGCCGAAACCGTCGAACAGTACAAGCTCAAGCATACGCATGATTGCGGTCTGCTGCGCTTCGTAATAGAGGTTCTGAAGAACGATACCGGCAAGCGTGGGTGACGCCGCTTTTTCGTAGCCTGCGAACTGATCTTTACGGCCTTGCGTAATGGTGAACGGTTCGGCGATGGTGATTGCGTCCTTGAACTGGTTGAGGAACGAAACCTGCCCTTGATTTGCGTCGAATTTCAGACGACCTTGCGCGGCAACGTCGCCGTTGAAAATCTTTGGCGAGCCGGACGTGCGCTCAATCGGGAAACGGAAACGCGAAATGTTAGTGCCGGTTGTGCTGCCTTCAAGAGGCAGCGTGTACGCGTCGCCCGATTCTGTCAGCAGATTTGCGAGCGTGGTGCGCTGGTATTGCTGACGGGCGAGAACGCCGACGTTCACGAAGTTATCGTAAACGGAGTTACCGGCGATGCTGTGTAGAGCTTCGCGCACTGCAGCGCCTTCGCCAAGGCCAACTTTCTGAATCTGCGTTGCCGTTTCGATAATGTGCTTACCGAATGTGCGACCGACCTGTTCGAGCCGTGCCATCAGCGTTGAGTCGCCGCCGGCACCGTGCTTGATTTCAGCAACGGCCTTGTTGTGGTTTACGCTTGCGGGGTTTGCAAACGCCACGAGGGCCGATACCGCGCCGACGTATTCTGCCGCCGCGTTGTCAAGTGACAGGTAATTTGCCTGTGAGTGTTTCAGTTCGCCGCGTTCGACTTTTTGTTTAGCCACGGCGTTATGAAACGCCATGAAGTTTTCGAGGTTCTGACGCGCTGCGTCTTTGCGGGTGAGTTGTTTTTCGCCTTGCATTTTCTTTACTTCCTTACGCGCTGCGCGTTATGGTTCGAGCGGGGTCGACTTGCGGTAAAACAAGTAGCCCGGCTTTAGTTGGTTGCTGAGTTGAAGGCCAGCGAGCCCCGAGAACACCGCGCCCTCGGCTGCGACGTTGCCGCCGCTCGACACTGAAGTCAGCTTACCTGCTTTGTTAAAGTAAGCTGTGCTGATGCCGTGCGTTGGTGCGTTATCGGTGTCGTAAGGCACCGCGTAAACTTCGTTCGGGCTTGTGACAACCACGACGCGGTCACCTGCCTTGAAAACGCCGTTCTTCGGTGCGATTGCGCCGCGCCCCTCGCTTTGCAGACCTTGCTCAATGAAGCCGTAACCGATAATTACGCCGACGTTATACTCGTCGGCAGAATCAGCCACCGGGCCGACGACAGCTTTGATGCCGCCGCTCGGGTATTCCTGAACCGAAACGAGCGTGCCAATGGGCACTTCACCGTCGGTCAGCAGGGCCGCTGCTGCGGTCGGCACAACGAGATTCAACGCCGCAAGGCGCGAAGCCTTATACTGCAGCGTTGAACCGGTGGGGTTTGTTTCCCCGATTTGAAGGTTTGGAGTCAGTCCCATTTTTTGCCGTCCTTAGATGTTTTTAGAGAAACCGGCAAACGACAGAGAGCCGCTTTCGCTGTGCTCCGCTTCGGCGCGGGTTTCGCCCTTTTCGAGTTCTTTTGCGTGCGCAACGACTGCGCGCGCTTTTGCTGCGACGCCGTCTGCCTTAATGTCGGCGATTTCGGCCAGTGCAGCGAAAGAAGGCGTCACGCGGCCAAAGTCGCGGCCGTAATGCTTCGCGAAAGCTTTGACGACTTCCTGAGCGGGCAGACCGTGCGCAGCTTCGGCGTCTTTGTCCTTGTCTGCGTCGTCAGCGTTTGCCGCTTCGGCGGGCGCAGGTTTCAGGGCTTTCAGCTCGTCGCTCATTTTGGCGTTTGCGGCTTTCAACTCGCTGATTGCGTTGCGCAGTTCGGTCATTTCGTTTTTCTGTGCGTCCTCGTTTTTGATTTCTTCAAGGGCGTTTCGGATTTCGTCCTTGTCCACCGCCGGTTTGTTTTCGTCTGCCATTGTGATAATCCCCTTTATCGTGTTTTTAAGATTTCGTACAGCGTGTCTTACGTGCTGCGCCACTGCCCTGTTAACCTTCGTGATGACAACCACATTTTTGTCATCGCGCGGGTTCTCCAAAATCGCCAAATGGTTACAAACAAGGTCACCGCCAATCAGGTCGTATTCCTCGCCCTCAGGCGTGACGCCTTTTTGCGGCTTGTACGTCGCCCGGAAAAATGCCGACGTACCGAAACGCTCTGCGCGCTCGTTACGCGTGACGTATTCGACATTCTTTTTGCCGTAAATATACCCCTCGGCAAAAACCGCTTTCATTTTCTCGTTGTAAATTGCCTTGCGAATAAACCCGTCAGGGTTGGCGTTTTCTTCGCGCGTGTTTTTCTCGTGAGTGCCGACCGATAAAACGGAATAAAAAACCGACTGCACGAAGTCTTTATCCGCAATCGCTTCAGGCGGGTAATAAACGCGAATACGCCCGCCACCCTCAAAGCCGAGTTCTGCGGCGTCGTATTCATACACCCCGGCAAAAAGCACAGGCGCGGAAAAATCCGCTGTCATTATGTTTTGCTGAAATTCATGTTTGGCCGTTGTCGTGGCCGGCGCGTTGTGTGCGACTGTGGTGCGCAGGGTCATTTTCTGCGCTCTCTTTCCATGTTATCGACAACTTCACGCGCGGCGCGACGTGCTTCGTCGATGCTCGCAGTGCGCAAAAGCCCGCGTTTGCCGTCGACATAATAGGCAACTTCGCGCCCGCTCGCTGATTCTTCAAGGTCGATTTCATGCCCTTTATATTTTTCGTTTACCTGTTTTGCGTGCCCCACGCAGGCGTCAAAACTTTGGGTAAACGAAACGGCGTTCATAAAGCGCGGTTAGCGCAGCGGCTATGTCTTGTCAAGCAATTGCGACAAAATCAATCAGGGGTTTGCCCTTCGACGGCTCAGAGTAACATCTACAGCCGAAATCTGACCCTGTATGCCCGGTGTGTTTGTTGCCGTACTCGTCAATTGTCGTGGGCGGGTTTGTCCACAAAAAGGTTTTGCCGTTCAGCTTGCGGTGCGTTTTTCTCACCCGGCTGTCTTCCTGCGTACACCATTTATATCGGTCGCCAAGGTCACTAACCACGGCATCGTTAATTTTCGAGCCTAAATCGAAAGCGCCCTCTTCGCCAATCTGTTCGGCGCGCTTCGCCATTTCGTCCTTGAATGAGAACACGCCGAATACCTGGTCGCCGCGTTTCTGCTCGTCGGGCGTCAGGTAAACTTTGTTCAGCAGGCGTTGCACATTACCAGGCGACTCTTTGCGCAGCTTTTCGAACTCTTCTACTGCAAGCTTGTTTTTCTTCGCGTCAGCGACCACGCGCACAGTTTGCGCAAGCGCCTTTTGCTCGCGCAACCACTCCTGACCCTTGGCGCGAATCGTACCCGGCCAGATTCTGATTTCCTTTTCGCGGTAATACTCTTTGAGCGCGCGCTCGTACCGCATACGAAACGTGTCCGCTTTTTTATAGAGTTCTTGTTCAGCCTTGCGGCTTTCTGCCGACTGGCTGCCCCATTTCCAAACCGTCAACGCAAAGTTGCGGACGATCTTTTTATACTTCGGTGCGAATTGCTCGAAAACGGTTATCACGTCAAATCAGCCGGGGCCGGGTCGCCGCCCGGCAGATCGACGTCATCGCGCAGAACCCCGAGCGCGCGGAAACCATTTTCAAGTTCGCGACTGTCGTTCATCGCCACGAGGTTGTCAATCCGCTTTTTGTCTTCGTCCAGTTTCTCGCTTTCGGTGTATTGATACAACGGCTCAAACTCGACGTCGAACGTGCCCGCAAGTTTTGCATATTGCTTAAACCTGTCGTCGTAAGTCAAAATCGTGTCGACCGCAAATTTGAAAAGCGGCTCAATCTTGCCGCGCTGCACGTCCGCATGAATGTCGGCGTTAGTCGTCATCACGTTAAAGTTGTTTGCCTGATAGGCGGACGACGACCCGAAATAAAAATCGGAGTGCATACCGGCCTGTATGCCGATGAACTCTTTGAGTGCAGACGCGATGTCAGCAAAGCCCGGCGAAAAGTTCGACGACAGAATTTCCATTTCAGTGTCGGAGTCAATCCGCGTTATGTCGTTAAGCGTCAGCGTCTTGTTAATGTTCGCAAGCTGCTTTTCGAGTGCAGCAAGTACGGCGTCGTTCATGCCGCCGCCGTTGTGCTTCTGAATGATCGTCTGCGCGCGTACGCACAAAACCTTGATGGTGTAAATGTAAAGGTTAATCGCTTCGGCAGCTTCGCGCAATTGCGCCACACGGTTTTTGCCGACACCGAGCATAGGTTCGAAACCGGGGCACAGAAATTTTGCCGACACGTCGTTTTTCAGAGAGTACCCGAGGCAGAAAAGCTCGCCGACGTCCGACGTGTCGTCGATTGCAGAAAAACGCGAGCGCGTCGCATACGAAAAATAAGAGTCGTTAAACGCTGTGAATGTCACCTTGCCGTTTCGCGATACTGGCACGAGCAGAGCGCCGCGCGGTGAACAGTCAGAGTAAAGCAGCATTTTCGCCAGCGTCTCGCGAAAATTCATTTTGGCGAAATGATCGGTGAGCGCCTTCGTCAAATCCTTATCGTCAAAAACGGCTTTCGGTAAATCGCGCAGCGCGTATGCGATAGGCTTGTCCACGATTTTCGCGAGCGTCGGAATAGCGAGGTAGTCTTTATAGTTGTACAAATACGGCGTGTAGTCAATGTAGTTGCCGACGAGTGTCGGGTCTTTCATTGAATTGATCTGCAGCCCGACGTTTGAATAAATGCTGTGATGCACTTCCTTGAAGGCCGCATACTCACGCGAACGCACAGTGTTTACTGTGCCTGTTCTTTCGCGCTTATGCCCTACTGTGTAAATCTGCGTTTCAAGACGCGACGCCACTTTCGTGTATTTTTGCGAGACGCGGTTTTGCCACTGCACGAAAGCAGAAATCAAATCGCCGTTTTGTTTCTCACCCGGAGTCATGCGCGCCATGCGCTCATTTTCATAGTCGCGCTTAATCTGCTGCACGAGCCCGTGAAAAGTGTGCGACGATACAACCTGCTGCACTTCGTCGACCAAATGCTTATTTTCGGCAAGCTTCGTCACCGGCATTTCCAATAAAACGTTCATGGCGCGCAAGACGCCGTGCAATTCCTGTGCTGCGCTCATTTCACAACCTCGGCCGCCACGTTATCGTAAAGCAATTCAGTCTCGACAAGGGGCCGGTTAAAGCCTTTCTTTGCCACCGTCGACGGAGCGTTCGGCGCGGTCGCCCCTGTCTTAATAATCTTTTTCACTTCGCGTTCGCAGCGACCGGCCATTTTTTTCATAAAGGTTGCTTCCAGTTGTTTCAGATTTTGCGGCGTCATTTTCGGGTCAATCAGGTTGGTAAGATACTTCGCAATAAGCGGCTTCGAATTTTTCACCGCATTTTCAACGCCGACACGGAACGCAGGGCGCGGCGGGATTAACTCAGTGCCAAACTCATTCCACCGGGCAACGTCTTCGAGTTTTACCGCAGGCGCGTCGCCCTCTTGCGGATAACTAACGCCCGCCGTTGTGCCGATCAGGATTTCCATTTATTTCGGCGTACACTTCCACACGTACGGCAAGGCGATAAGAACAGGCATGACCCCGAACCACTTGCGTCACGCACCGCGTAAAGCATTTTGCGCAAGGCTCATAATCCTGATGTATTGCCGCACGCTTGGCGATGTTTGCCACAGCTCCGCCGCCCCGGCCAGACTGTCGGGCGCGTCGTCATGCTCTGCAAATTTATTGTAGTTCGCTATTTCGGCAAGGTAGGCCGCGTCTGTGCCTTCGAGCGCGCGCAGCTTATACTTGTTCGCGGCAACGTGCGACGTTATGCGCTCGTGCTTCGCAACGCTCTGACGCTTGCTTGTCCAATTGTTGCGCCAATTCGGCGTATAGCGTTTTTCGGCTTCCTTTAGCGCAGTAAAAAAGATTTCAGTCGCGTCGCTTAGTTGGCTTTCGAGGCAAGTGTCAATAGGCTTAAAACGTTCGAGCAGCGATAAAACGCCGCGCTGCGTCTCGGGGTCGGCAATTGATTTCGGGAAGTTTTTACCGGTGAACAAGAAAACCTTTTCCGGCCCGCGTGTCGTTATGCCGACAATTGAGACGCTCGTGCTGTCCGTCTTTTTCTTATTGCTGAACGATGAGTCAATGAACGCCACGCAGTAAGCGCAATCCCATTTCGGGTCGTGCTCAAAAGCGCCGATCATTTCGGCGTCGTCAATTTCGCCCCACTCCCCGAGCACCATGCGCCGAAAGTACAGGGGCCGGCTTTTTTCCAAATCGCGCAGGCGCGCAAGGTAGCCATCAGGCAAAAACGGGTTATCAAACGACGTGCACGAAATTACTTTGCGGTGCTCGTTCGGGTCAGCCACAAACGTTTTGTAAAAATCCGACTCGCGCGAACTGCTGTTCGAAGTAAGCCGCAAATGGTTCGGCATTTCGGGCACACGCAGACGTTCGGCAATCGACAGAATAACGTCGAAGCGCGCGCTGATGCCCTCGTCGATAATAGCAAGCCCTAAGTTTAGCGAGCGGGGCTTGTGCGCGTCGTCGAACGCACGGAAAAGGATTTGCGACGGGCCGCGCCCGAAATCGACAATGGCCTCAGGGTATGCGCCGCCGCGAAACGACGTCAGAATCTTGCGCGGCACCGACTGAAAAAATTCGTGCATCGTCGTGTCGTGCAGCATCTGATAAGTTGGCGCGCACATAAGCGTTCGAATGCCGGGGTATTGTTGCGCGTAGCGCAGCGCTAAAAGAGTGTTCGCGATTGTTTTGCCTGCACCCACGCCGCCGACATAAACGACCGTAGGTTCGGTCGCGTAGATGTACTCTGCCTGCTTTTCGCTTACCTCAGCTTGTAGCTGCATCGTCGGCACCTTCAGGCGTTACGTCAATTTCGACTTTAGGTTCAGGGGCCGGCTGTCGTGCTGCCTGCACCTCTTCGCGCCTCACGACCTTAATCAGCAGTGTCGAGCCAACTTCGCCGTTGTCGTTTTCGTGCTCGACTTCACGCTTTGCCAAGGCTTCGGCGCGCGCAAAGTCGCCTTTCAGCTTGTACAAAATTTCAATGTGCCGCGCAGAACCTTTCGCCGCGTTTGCGACGAGCGTCGCAAGTATGGCTTGCTCGTAAGTGATTATTTCCTGCCCGGTTGTTTTCAGGATGTGCGCACGGAGTTTTACCGGCGTTTTGAATTGTAGCGCACGGTTAATCAGCGTATCGTACGCAAATTTTTTCGAGCCGCCACGGTACGCGAGCTTATTGCCTTTCTCAAACGGCTTCAGGTTTTCGACTTGTCCGCGATTCTTCGCCATAGTTAAAAATCATGCACCGTTATGATTTCACCCTTGAAACCTGCGCACGTCAGTTTTTCGCGCACCTCGTCGGGATAGTTCCACGCGTAATTGATACAGACGTCGGCGTTCTGCAGCATTTCGAACGCAAGTTTTTCTTCGTCCTGCATACCCTCAAAATACGCGCCCGGCTTAGGCATCGGCAAAATCTTTGCGCCGCTGCCCGGCTGAAAGCGACCGATTTTCATTTGCGTCTCATCGATAATGAACGCCGGCACCGCGTGCGAATCGTCAGCGAGGCAGCAATTGACCACAACGCTTTTCGCTGCGCTGCCAAAACCGATTATTGTTTTGCCCTTCACATAATCAGCAAGGCGCAAAAGTTTTAACGCGACGACCTCAGCAAAATCAAACCGCACTTCGAGGTGCGCAAAAGAAAACCGCGTCTCAGCTTCGTGTCTCACCTCAACGCGCACAGAGCCACCATGAACGTCAGACACAAACGCGTTCGCGACTGCCAAGCCTGCACGCCGGGCAAGCTTACACACGCCCTGCAAAGTTATATAGCCGATGTGTTCAGCGTACACTGTGTCGAACAGCACGCCGCCGATAAAGCGCCCACCGTCAGGAAACTCAAAGACAGCCACGCCGTCAGGCGCAAGCAATGTTTTCACGCCGCGCATAAAATCCAAAGGGTCGGGCACGTGCGCGAGCACGTTCGTCGCCGTTATAGCGTCGGCCAACCGCTCACCGTCGCGCAGCAATTGGCGGGCGAACGATTCACCGAAAAAGCCCTTGCGCTTAGGCCAATGCACGCCGTCCTGAAATGGTGCAACGTCCGAAGGGTCGATGACAATCGAAAGCCTGGCACAAATGCGGTAGAGCGCAGACGATAGCGCGCCGTCATTGCCGCCGATGTCATACACCACACCGCGATTGTTTGGATCGTTCTTCGGCAGACGCTCAAGCACAAAACGCGCAAGCTCCACACAATGATTGCGCCACGATACCGACACGGGCGCGAACGCGTAATTGCCGGCAAAAAGTTCATCGGGCGTAAATGGCGTGTTCGCGAGCGAGAACGAACCGCACGCGGCACAACTCACAAGCTCGTGCGGGCGTCGCTCTGCTGCGCGCGCCTCTTCGCGCGTCGCAAGATATTTGTTAGGCACAGGCAAATTGAACGTCATCACGTGTTTTGCGTCTGCGCCGCAGTAACGGCAAATAGGTTTTTCAGTTGTGTACAAAGTGAACCCCTTCGAGTTTTTTCCAGCGTCTGAACCCGCCACGGTTTTTATTTATTGCGTCAAACCAAAACCAGTCAGCACTATGCTCCATCGACGACCACGGCACGCCCGCAATTTCTGAACGGCGAAACATCACAGCGCCGCAATCAAGAAAACCACGCATCGGCTTTGCCGGTAAAACTTTGTGCTGTATGTAACTATGCACAGTGTCACAATAAACCGCAATCGCCGTTTCGTCGTCGTCAAGCAACGCCACCGCTGACGCAAGAAAATTCGGCGCATAATAATTGTCATGGTTCGTAATGACAGTAAACGCAGCGTCAGAACTGCCGAGCGTCTCAACGTGTCTTGCCCGCTTCGCATGGCCGTAATTTTGTTCGCGCTCTTTTGAATGCCTGAAAATAATTCTGCTGTCTTTCGGCAATAAATCTTTGTAGCCTTTCGGCGGTTCGCCGTCGTACTCAATGATTAATCGCCAATCTTTGTACGTCTGCGCCATCAGTGAATGCGCTACAATCGGATAGCCTTCGTACGCAGTCGCAAAAATTTCCACGACGCCGCCGCTGCTACCGTACCTTACAGTGTAAGCCTCGGGCCACCCGGCGCGAAAATCTTTTTTACGCGGCGTTAGATAATTTCCGCTTCGCCCCGTGTCCCACAGCGGCGACGATACAATCGGGGCAATCTGCTTGCACCGGTAGCCCTTGCGCTCCGCCTGCAGTAAAAAATGATTTTTGGGCTCGCGGTGCTCAAACTTGTAGCAGTCATTTTTAACCGTTATCGGGTCGGCTGAAAATTCGAGCGTCTCGACAAATTCGCGCGGCATGAGCAGCCCCGTTGTGCGCACGTGCCGCACAGGGTTCAGCGACATTTCAAAAACCGGTAAGTCGTTTGGCGCGTTACGCACGGCAAAAAACGCGTCGAGAAAATCCGGGCGAATCGGTAAAAGGTCGTCAACGCACCACAACAACAAATCGTAAGGCCCAAAACCCTGAAGCCGGCCCCGCGCCACGTCCTGCAGCGCGCCTATGTCGTATCCCTGATTTGCGCGCTCAATGAACACACCGCCCACCGCATCGACCTGCTTTCGATACTCAGCGTACTTTTCAGGGTTATTGCAAATGACGCGAAATTCAACGTCAGGGTAACGCGCAGCCGATAGCCGCCACGCTTCGCACCACGTACGCAGATTCGCGTCGCGGTCGTAAATTACGATTGTGAGCGCGGTTTTCAATAGTCGAAAGGTTCGGAATCAATCAGCACGGTAGCAGCAACGACAGCCAATAGCACAAAGTAGGCAAAAAGCCCCGCATCGGTCATGCCTGAACCTCTGCCGCTTCGATCTTTGCCACCATACGGCGCACGGAGTCAAGCCCCCGTTTGCCTTGGATACAGTCAAAAAGGTGCGCCCGGCTGCGCTTCACCGCGCGCGCCGCTTTTGTGTACTCGCCGAACTTTTCTTTTGCTCGCGCGTCAAGATACCGGCGATAAGCCTCGTGCGCCGCAACGTATTTTTGCTCGCACGCCTCTAAGGTCTGTTTTTTCACGGCACCCGATACCACTTTTAGAGGTGGCGCGTAAAGTAAGTTTTTTTTTCTTGTCTGAGCGATAAAACCGGCTACCGGGCCGGGTTGCACAGCCTGAACAGCCGAACAGTCAGTCAGCCGCCCTAACACCTATACACTATTTTTATATATACCTATATGCACCTAATACGGAAAAACACCCCAAGGGTTTATATATAAAGTGACTGTTCAACTGTGCAATATAGCCACTTCGCCCTTTATTTACAGGCTCAAACCGCTGCACCACATACCGTTTTTGTCAGTCCACTTTTTTTACTTTCGGCTGACGCTCCGCCCAAAATTATCAAAACAGTAAACGCCCGTTCACTAAACTGGCACCCCTGAACAGCCAACTTTTTTTTTCTTGTGGTTCAGAGGCCCCCGGCTGTGCAAGGTCTTTGTGCAGAAAAAACATAAAAAAAACTTGACGGCCTGAGCCGTTTTGCGCATATTCTTTTTACCGGGCCGGGTGGTCTGGCAAGGAAAACAAAATGACAAACGAAACAAAAATCCCAACTCTCAAAGCTCAGGCGCACGGCCTGAAATTCGACGGTAAAATGTATAAGTGCAGCGTGTCTTACGGACAAATGCGCAGCGGTGCCCGTGAATTTACGATCTACGGCACCGGCTACTATTGCTCGCTTCCGCAGGTCGACGGATGGGAATGCAACACCGATTCACAGACCGACTATTTTGAACACGACAAAATTCGCGTCAAAAAAGGCACACCACTTTACCGCGCATGGATTGGCGAACTGCGCCGCAAGCGCAATATCGACCGCGCACGCTATCGTGCGCAGGAGCACAAGCGTCAGGCCAAGTCGGCGGCGCGCCGTGGCCTGACATTCACCCCGAAAAACCCCTTTCAGGCATGGCTTGAAAAAAATGCTCATTACGCGGCATTGATTGCCGCCAAAGAAGCGCGCGAGGCTAAGGAAGCCACATTTGCAGGCACGCAGGCCGAAACACTGGCCCGCATGGTTGTCGAGGCGTACAAAGCCAACCAACCCCCTGTTCTCACTATCCTGCCCCGCCCCGCACGCTGCGCACCCGCTACGTGGGCTTTTTCGACGATTACGCCGACCTGCCGACCTGCGGCGTGGTCGTTTGACCGGGTGGCAAAATAAGTAAAAAAAACTTGACGCCTTAACAAGGCGTCATTAAATAACACGCCCCGGCAATGACCGGGGCAAGGATAGGTAAAAGATGAAAAAAGCTACTTTACAAGACGCACTGAACGCGCGTCCGTGTTACGACGCCAAACAAATAAAAACCTTGTTCGGCAAACGTAAAACGCTCAACGCAAAACAGGTCGCCGCGCTCGGCATACCTGACAGAGACAAAGTGTGGGCGCTCACCCGCCCGTTTTTTCTCGACACAAAAGAAAAAGCCGTGCGCTTTGCGGTTTTCTGCGCGGAACAAAGTTTGCCGGCTTTCGAGTCGCGCTTTCCTGACGACAAAAGGCCGCGCACGGCAATCGACATGGCGAAAGCGTGGTTACAAAGTCCGACCGCTCGCGCTGCTGCTGCTGCTGCTGACGCTGCTGACGCTGCTGACGCTGCTGCTGACGCTGCTGACGCTGCTGCTTACGCTGCTGACGCTGCTGCTTACGCTGCTGCTGCTGCTGCTTACGCTGCTGCTGACGCTGCTGACGCTGCTGCTTACGCTGCTGCTGCTGCTGCTGACGCTGCTGACGCTGCTGCTGCTGCTTACGCTGCTTACGCTGCTGCTGCTGCTGACGCTGCGCAATTAAAATTTTTAGTCAAACTATTAACAGAGGTAAAATGAAAAAGACAATTCAAAAACAATACGCAGCGAGCCGTACCCACGTGTGGGCGTTCTGCGAGCCGTCAGAGACGCTGCAACGCGCAGCAAAAAACCCGTTTAGGCGACAGTCAGCCGAGCAGGCCGAAGGGGTGGCGATACACGCTGCAATCCATGCGCATTTTGACGACGCTGTGAAACTCAGCGACGATAACGCCGCGACGCTTGCCGCGTCCGACGATGCGCAGGAAGTCGTCGATTTTTGTGTGCAGGTCATTCATCATCTGACACACGCGCAACAAAACCTGCCCGATCTGTATTTTGAACAGGTCGCAGACTACCGCGACGCGCGTCTATCGATAGCCGCCCGTCCTGACCTCGTAATTTACGACGCCAAGGCAAACAAACTGACGGTCATCGACTACAAAACCGGCTATGTACCTGTCGAAGCTGAGGGCAACGAGCAATTAAAGATTTACGCACACGCGTTTTGCGCTAAACATAAACTGACGCCGGCCAGCATTGAAGGCGTTATCATTTCGCCCCGGCTTTCGACGGTGGAGTACACCGAAATTCAGTACGACCCCGACTTTTTCGAGAACCTGCGCGCCGAATTGCAAAAGCGCGAAGGCCGGTTCATTGTCGGCGCGCACTGCAAAAACTGCGCTGCGCTGACGACGTGTAAGCTATTTCGCGAAACGGCGGTGAAGTACTACGAACCGCACTTACGCGATGGCCTGACGAGCCGCCCCGAAGAGTGGCAAAAGCTGATAGCGATTGCCCGCCCGGCCAAAAAGTTCTTTGAAGAAATACTTGACGAGGCCAAGAATTACCTTGAAATGGGCGGCGCGCTTGACGGCGTGGGTTTAACCAAATCAGCCGGGCGGCGCGCATGGTTTCGGGAAATTACGCCCGAGGAAATCGCGGAAAAAATCGGCGTGCCGCCGGCAAAACTGATTGACCCGCCGAAGATCAAAAGCCCGGCACAGGCCGAAAAGCTTTTGAAGAAAGAGCAGAAGGCGGCGCTACGTGCGCTTGTCTATCAACCACAAAACCTGTCGGTGAATCTGACAGGCGAAACGAATTTTTTAAGCGCCGGTGACGGTGCGGAGAAAATTATCCGGGTAAGCGAGGCCCTAAGCCGCGTTTTGCCCGGAAAAAATGACAAGAAAAAAGGAAAGGAAAAAGACAATGGCAAGAACAAAACAACTGGAAAAAAACCCGGCAAAACAACCGGCAAAAAGTGAAGCAACGAAACCCGCACAGGTAACTGTCGTGGGTGGCCCTGAGCTGATTGTCACGAAAGCGACTGACAAGGGCGTTAGCTGCGTCGTGCGCAACGTGCGCCTGACCTGGGTGTTCGTCAAAGACTTTCGCGAGGATAAAAACGATTGGCGCAAGGGTACAAAAAGCGTGACGCTGCTTGTACCGAAAAAAGGCGCACAGGCGTTTCAACGCCAATTGGCTGACGCAGTAAAACAGACAATCGCGCTCAACAAAAAGATCGTTGAGATCGAGGCGAAAAAAGAAGCTTTCGCGACGGCATTGGCGGTCAACGCTGAGGGCTCACTGCTCAAAGACGGCGATGAGTCACGCGACGCAGGCGGCAATCCGCGCGCAGAGCTGGCCGGGTGCCTGACATGGCAGGTCAAAAAATCGGCGTTTCGCGACGCCAAAACCGACGCTTTCGCGGAAACGTACCCCGTAACCTTTCACGACGCAGCGGGTCGCCCCGTGACGCCTGAGTTTATCGACCGTGAGTTCTATAGCGGCGTTTACGCTGACGTAGCCTTCACCCTGGCAACGTACTCGACGAACGGCAACGAGGGCGTGACAGCGTACCTGAACGGCCTCCGCAAAAACCGTGACGGCGAACGCATCGGTAGCTTTGACCCGTTCGCGGGCGTGGCACCTGCCGGGGCTTCAAACGCGGAAGCGGGCGAAGTGGATTTTCTGTAAAGATTGAAAGACCTTTAAGCGTTTGCCTGTGCGCATCACAGGCATAAAAAAGCCCGGCGGGTAAGAAACGCCGGGCTACAAGGAGCTTTACATGAGAAGTGAGTACACGACAGCCGCACTAAAGGCAGGCAGTCAAGAACAAAATGCGGTGGCGTTTGAAACGCTTTTCGATCCGCTTTACGCACAACGCTACCGCCTGGTACGTGTTGAGATATTCCCAACCGATAACCCTGACACGCGCGACCCGCGCGGCGTGGCAATTTTGAAAAACCGCGACAAGGTGTTTACGTCGGTTCTGTGGGTACGCCACGGCAAATGGATTTTTGGACAGCCTGTGTACGCGGGCGAGGCAGAAAAATGAACGTAGAAGAAGCAAAAAAAGTAGCTGAGGCAATAAAACGCGTCCAGCTAAATGAGCTAACAAGCGTGAATGAAATTGTCAAAATTTTAACCGCCCAACCCGCCGCACCGGCAGAAAAAGAATACCGCGCGGGCGAGTGGGTGCCTACTTTTGGCGTAAATTATTGGTATTACGACGCGGGGGCTGCTGTCGATTGGGATATATGGCAAGGAGACACGATTGATAACGTTCGGCTGAGTAGCGGCAACGTCTTTCCTACCGAAGCAATCGGCGAGGCAGCAAAGAAGCACGCTGAGTTTTGGCGGGCGTTTGATATGGCAGATGAGGGCGGGAAAGTAAGTGTGTGGGCTTGGACTACTGGAGAGCTTCACGTGTCAGCAAATGATTCTAAGGACTCAAACCCGCGCTGGCAATCAGAAAAATCCGCCCGCGCATGGGTAGACTCTCACGGCGGCGAGGCGTATGTAACCGAGATGCTGATAAAAGGCCGGGTATTCCGGTTTGTGTGGGGCAGAGAATGAAAAAGGCAAAAGTGGAATTTTGCAGATGGCGGCAAGATGTGGAAGGCGACTGGATGACTGGATGCAAAAATATATTTGTTCTTATTCACGGCACCCCGGCAGAAAATGACATGAGATATTGCTGTTATTGCGGCAAAAGAATAGAAGGCGGCAATTGATGACCCTCGAAAAAATCCGCGCAGCACTGCCGACGCACATCATGCTGACGCCGGGGGCGCATAAGTGGCGAGAGGGGGATGAAGAATACATAGACAGCGAAGAAAATTTCATGGAGATTGACCCGCACTGTGCCGGTTGTATCGTCGACCACGAAGGGGGCCGCCGCCCGATCCCGTCGCACATTCTCGATAATCAGGCGTACTATCTATGGCTGGATGGATTTGCGGACGTTACTTCTGGTAAATTTACCAGAGCGGAAATGGATAAAAATGAGAGTGGAGGCCGTCTTTACGACAAATGGCTTTTAGAACAAATGGAGGATGTATGACAGACCTGAAACAAAAAGCAGCAGAGGCGAAGCGTCGGCAGATTCTGGCTGAGTTAATCGCGCGGCTGGAGTTTCTGGAGTTGGTGAAATGATCTACAACGAAAAAGCACACGCCGAAAAGATTGTCGCAAACCGTGCGGCGAAGCTCGAAAAGCTGCACGGCACGGTGACAGGGCACGATTATTACAAATGCCGCTGCCCGCGCTGCACCCTGGCGAATGCACGACGCAAAGCAGCGTACCGGGCGGCAAAGATGGCCGGTGCGGCGGAACAGGCGCAGCGGTTAAGGCTTGCTAAGAAACAAAGAGAAAACGAAAGGAAGATTTGGTAAGAACGTGAAAAAAGAAACATTTTGCATCGTCGACATTGAAAGCAAGAGCCGCGCGCCAATCGACTGGGGGCCGGCGATTTACTTTGATGACCCCGACGCTGCTCTGATCTGCCTTTCCTACAAAATAATCAGCCGGACGAAAGCCGGGTTTACGTCGGGAAAACTCAAAACCGTGTGGCTTGACGGGCAAGCCTTACCCGCTGCGCTCCCTGCGGAGCTGAAAAACTTTGCGGGGCAGTTTGTCGCGCACAACTGGTTTTTTGAATGGTCAGCGTTTAAGCGGTTCGCGCCGAAAACGTTTTTGGCCGACATTGACCGGTGGCTATGCACGCAGGCTATGTCGCGCCGGTTTGGCCTTGCCGCCCCGCGCTCATCTTTGGAGCACGTCGCCGCGCTTTTGAAAATACCGACGCAAAAGAACCCTGACGGCAAGCGGTTAATTTCAACTTATTCGATACCGGACAAGAGAACGGGGCAGTTTAACCCGATACCGGGTGACGATAAAGTGGCGTGGCTCAAATACTGCGCCGACGACGTAGAGGCAGAGGCGGCGATTTTTGCGCGTCTATGGCCTAAGTACAGCGACGATGAAAAGGCCGTCTTTGAGGCCGATAAACGGCAGCAGGCGCGCGGCGTACCGATTGACCTTGCGGGCGTTGACGCCATGCTGAGAGCCGAAGAGAAGTATAAGGCCGATGCAGAGCGCGAGGCCGAACGCATCGCCGGGCGCAATAAATCGGGCACGCTGATTTTATCGGGCACAGGCGAGTTTACCGCGTGGGTGAAGCGTGAGTACAAAATCGACCTGCCGAACGCACAGGCGGGTACGCTTGCCGAATTGCTCGCAGGCGACCTGCCCGCGTCTTTGCGCGAGGCAATCGAAATCAGGCAGGCGCTCATGAGCCGGGCGGCGGGCAAGGCGGCGAAGCTCAAAGAGCGCACGTCGGCAGACGGCCGATACTACAACCCGTCAACGTACGGCGCGGCGCATACGAGCCGGTGGCAATCCTGGGCCGCAAACTTTTTCAACTTTTACAAGTTCGCCGCAGAGTCTGAAGAGTGGGAAAAGATAGCGAAAGAGCAGGCGAAGCGGCCGACAAAAAAGGGCTTGGCGTCGCTTCAACGTGGTTTAGTCGCTGCGCCCGCCGGGCGTTCGCTCATAACAACGGATTGGCGCGGCATTGAAAACTATCTGTCGCTTTTTTACTCAGGCGACACAGAGCAGTTAAAGCGCGTTGAGGCAGGCGAATCGCAGTACCTGATTTTCGGCGCAAAACTTTTCGGGCGCACGATCACAAAAAAAGACGCGTCAGACTATAATCTTTCAAAAATCGCTGTGCTGTCACTTGGCTATGGTGCAGGCCACGTCAAATTTCGCGGTATGGCGAAAATGCAGGGCATTGACCTGAGCGAAGGGGCGTCACAGCGCGTCGTAAAAACGTGGCGCGACGCTAACCGCTACGTGACAGACGCGTGGAAAGCCGTTGAGACGTGCTTTCGCCAAGCCCTCGCCGGGTCGTCGGCAGAGTGGCACGGGTTCAAATTTCACCTTGCGGGCGCGTCGACGGTCGTCATTACGCTGCCGAACGGCTACGACCTTTACTATAAAGGCTGCGGCATTGACGGGCGCGAGCTATATCACAAACCTGACGGCGTAACGCCCGAAAAGATTTACGGTGGCTTACTTTGGGAAAACTTAATGCAGGCCGTAGCCGCGCAGCTTTTGCGCAGGTCGCTCGTCAGCCTCGAAAATCAGGGCGTCGAAATTGTGCTGCACGTGTACGACGAAATTGTTGCCGAAGCTGACGACAAAAAGGCGGCAAAGGTAGGCAAGCTGATTGCTGACACGATGTGCGAGGCCCCGCCGTGGGCTCCGGCGATGAAGCTTGAAGTTGAGCAAAAAATAACAAAGAGGTGGGGTAAATAAAATGGGTTGTGATATGCACGTGATTCTTGAAGAAAAAAACGCTAAGGGCAATTGGGAAATGGTCGAAAGTTACGACGTTGTCCGGCAATACGCACTTTTTGCCAACCTTGCCGGCGTCAGAAACAACGGCCAAGTAACGCCGATCGGTCAACCCAAAGGGTGGCCGGCAGATGGCTCACTCGGCGCGCAAAAGTTGCGCGAGTACTGGGGCGACGACGGGCACAGTGCGAGTTGGTTGACCGGTGCCGAGTTAGCTGCGCACCGGTTTAATTACGACGGCAGACCGTTAGAAGTGCCCTATTGGTTGAGCGAAATCGCTCACGCAGGCGAAGAAAATCAAAGACTGGTTTTCTGTTTTGATAATTGAGGTAAGATAAAATGACAGCGATTTATTTTTTAACTGGTGTCGGGCTGTGGTTTGCGGTGGCGTTTTTGATCGTGTATTACTTTATCGCGCACATAAGTGCAAAAAACAAACGGGCACGCGAGCGCAACGCGGCAATTATTCGCGGCGTCGTCGTGCCGTCGCGCGATGCGCACTTGGCAGAAAAACCTTTCGGTGAATGAAAAAAAGTTGACGCGCTGCGGCGCGTTCGGGTAAGGTTACACATGACAGAAAAACAAGCAAAAAAAGTTTTCCTCAAACAAGCGAAACCATTTTTTAGGCGATACGACGCCGAACGCAAACGCAAAAACGCACGTTTGCGGCAAAGTGCTAAATTTGTCGCTGGTATTTCGGGGCAAGGTGCTCATGGTTCGGCACAGTTTTTCATCGCGTCATTTGAAGACAAATTTCGCGGGCGGCAGGAAATGCGTATCCCTATTTTGTTTAGCTTGCCTGAAAATTACGCCATCGGAAAATCTTTTCAAAAAGAAAGCGACTTTGACACTTTTAGAAAATACTGCGAGGAAGTATAATGGGTAGGCCAAAAGGCAAAAAAGACAGCGCGCCGCGAGCGCGCAGAGGCTCAGGTGGGCAACGTGGTTTAGCCGCTGCGCCCGAACGCCTGACGCAGCGTGAACGGCGCGTTAGGCGTCAGCTAAAGGACATAGCGAAAGACCTCGTATATAATGACTGGTATATAAAAATCGGCCTTGGCGTCTCAGGCATTCAGCTTGCCGTGACCTTTGCCTACATAACGCCGTCGTTTTTCGGTTCCGCCTTTTCCGTCGTTTCGGCAATCGGCAAAGCGGCGTTTATCGAAGCCGGTGTGTGGCTTATCAATCGCACCATCAGCCATGCGCGCGCCGTGCGCGTGCATTACGCTTGGCAAGCCGGGCTGTGGGGCGTGCTCTTAACGCTCATGTTTATTTCGATGCGCGCTAACCTGCGTTATGAATGGGAAAAACGCGTCGAGGTGAAATATCCGAAAGGGCAGTGCGTCGCGTTTGACGCTGACGGGGTGTGCGAACGCAGAGAAAAAATCAGCGTGAACGAATCGAACGTCAGCGCGTATCTGAGCCCCGGCGAGCAGTCTGAGGCATGGCAGCGTGGCGGCCTCATTCCGCTTTTAGTCTTTGCGTCTATTCTCATTGGCCGGGTCATGCTGTCGGCCAAAGACGGGTTTGAGCGCGAAGAGGTGCAAAAGATAAACAAAGCGGAGCGCGACACCCGTTATAGGGAGCGCAAGAAAAAAGAGCAGGCGACGCTCGAAAAAGAGTTGGGTGCGCCGGTTGAAGGGGGCGAGGGGTGATAAGTTACAGCAATTACAAAATGATAGAACTTGAAGACGAAAACGAAAAGTTAAAACAAAAACTAAGTGCTCTGCGTAAAAAATACAACCGGGAAAAACGCTGGTCACGCGCGTTGCTTTGTGTTCATTTTGGCGACGAAGTGCCACCAAGCATCGCAAAAGAGTTTTCGACAGAGTTGAAAAACCTATGAGTAAAAACACAAAACTTGAGCGCGACTGCGTAAACGCCCTTATCCGCGCAATCCGCAAAAACTCGCCCGATGTCTACGTCTTCGTTGACCGCGACAGCGGCGCAACGCGGCATACACTCAGCGGGTGGGATTTTCTGGTCAGCCGGGGCGGGTACACGGTTTTTGTTGAAGCCAAGATGGGCACGGGGCTTTTGTCCGACTGGCAAAAGCTGACGCAGGCCGAAATTACCCGCGCGGGCTCACGTTATGTCGTATTGCGTTTTTCGGATACGGGCAAAACTTTCGTGTGTTCAAACATGAACGGCGTTCACAGCGTCGCCGGTTTTCGGGCGGAAAAGTTTTTTTCGAAAGGTAAATAATGCCCCTGCAAAACATTGACCCGCTGCACTACCAACGCGAGGCCGCCGACAAGGCACTCGCTGCGTTTACGTCCCCGCCGCACAAGGGCGTCACCGGGTTTTTCATTGGCGACAAAATGGGTTTAGGCAAAACGGTTGAAGCGTTAATTATTGCCGACGAGTTGCCAAAGACTGAAAATTTAATCGCGGTCGTCTGCCCGGCGTTTCTTGTCCCGAAATGGCGGCGCGAAATTACGGAAAAATGCCCGGTCAATCGTCCTTATCGTTTTGTCGTCGAATCGTTTTCGAGCCTGACGGACGCTGCGACGCTGCGTAAATTCTGCTCGCGCCGTTACGATCTGATAATTTTTGACGAGGCGCATTATTTCAAGAGCCACAAAGCACAGCGCACCCAGGCGGCTGAAGCGGCGGCAAAGGTCGGCCGGTTTCTTTTGTCGCTGTCCGGTACGTGGCCGCCGAACAACGTAGGCGACGCTTACACATGGCTACGAATGGCCGCAAACCCGCTCGCCGCGATGTCTTTCGAGTCGTTCGTGTATCGTCACGCGTCTTTTGCCACGCGTACGCATTTCGGCTTGCGTCATGAGGGTTTCAGGGATTCGGCCGAATGGCGCGAGGCGTTCGACCCGTACTACATAGGTCGTGAGATTGACGATGTAACGGACGCAATACCCGACGGCCTGAGACTTTTTGAAACGGTCGAAATGCCTGACAAGCTCGCGAAAGAGGAAAAGCAAATTTTCGGCGAAAT